AACACCTCCACCACCGCCAACAGGTGGGTCTGAACCAATTGATGTTGAAAATGACCCTGATGTTGAAAAAATTGATGATGAGGGTAAATCTGATGAAAAGAAAGATGAATCATCTGATTCAGAAGAATTAGACATCACAGAATTAGTTACCGCTCAAAAAGATATTCAATCTAAACAAGATGACTATTTTGAAAATTTATTTGGTCAATTAAATAAATTAGAATCAAGATTAGGTGAGATGGATGCAATTATGAATAAACTTAATGCTCTTGAAAACAAAATTGAGAAATACAGAGAAAAGACACCTCAAGAAAAATTAGAGTTGAGAAGTTATGATTCATATCCATTTAACCAAAAACTTTCACAATTTTTTGACGACAAACAAGAAGAGATGGAAAAAACAGGAAAAAATGATTATGTTTTAACTCCTGATGATGTTACAGACATTAACGTTAACGATATCAAAAGTTCTTTTCAAGGAAATGGATTCAAAGACGAATATAAATACAAATAATATTAATTTAGACATTAATGAAAACCACCTTTTGGGTGGTTTTTTTATTTGACAAATCCAGAAAACTATACTATATTTACATAACAATTTAAAAAATAAAAAACATGATGAGTTCATTAGACGCCGTATTGGCACAGTACGAAAAAGCACAACAAGGGGGCGGGGCCCAAAACAAAATGTCACAAGACGAAAGAATGAAAAAGTATTTCGCTTGTATTCTTAGTGACAAAGAGAAATCAGGACAACGTAGAGTACGTATTTTACCTACATCAGATGGTTCTTCACCATTCAAAGAAGCATGGTACCACGAAATCCAAGTAGGTGGACAATGGCAAAAATTTTACGACCCAGGAAAGAATGACAATGAGCGTTCTCCTTTAAATGAGGTTTATGAAGAATTAATGTCAACAGGTAAAGAATCTGATAAAGAATTAGCAAAACAATACAAGTCTCGTAAATTCTACATCGTTAAGGTGATTGATAGAGACCACGAAGAAGACGGTGTTAAATTTTGGAGATTTAAACACAACTATAAGAATGATGGTATCTTGGATAAAATCATTCCAATTTGGAGAAACAAAGGTGACATTACTGACCCTGAAAAAGGACGTGACCTTATCATTGAATTAACAAAATCTAAAACACCTGCAGGTAAAGAATATACAAGTATTTCTACAATTATGTATGACGACCCAACAGCAATACACGAAGAAAAGGTTCAAGGTAATTCTTGGATTAATGACGAGTTGACTTGGTTGGATGTATATTCTAAAAAACCTGTTGACTATCTTGAAGCAATCGCTCGTGGAGAAACACCAAAATGGGATAGTGATAAAGGTGGTTATGTATATGGTAACGACACCGAATCTACAACATCTATGGGTGGAGCTAAAAAGGCTGAAACAAAAGCACCTATTGTTGACCCTCAAGCGAATGACGAGGTTGACGGAGATTTACCTTTCTAATAAAACAAAACACATCATGTATGGTATCTTGTATGGTACCATACATGATTTAATTTATATCACACATGGCAATAAAGAAAAACGATTTTAGTTCAGTTAAGAAGAAATTCTCAACTTCTGCAAAATACAAGCCCCAAAGATTTTTTGACTTAGGACAAGATTTCTTAGATGCGGTTGGATTACCTGGCCCCGCAATCGGACATTTAAATATGTTCTTGGGTCACTCAGATACAGGAAAAACTACAGCGTTAGTTAAAACTGCCGTTGATGCTCAGAAGAAAGGTATTTTACCTGTATTCATTATTACAGAACAGAAATGGTCTTTTGAACACGCAAAACTTATGGGATTTGATTGTGAAGAAGTTGTTGACGAATCAACAGGTGAATTGGATTGGGATGGTTTTTACATCTTCAATAACAATTTCAACTACATTGAGCAAATCACCGACTACATCAATAGTTTGTTGGATGCGCAAGAAAAAGGTGAGTTGGATTATAGTTTATTATTCTTATGGGATTCTGTAGGTTCAGTTCCTTGTAAGATGACCTTTGAAGGTAAAGGGGGTAAACAACACAACGCATCTACACTTGCAGACAAAATTGGTATGGGTATCAACCAACGTATTTCAGGTTCTCGTAAATCTGATTCAAAATATGAAAACACATTGGTTATTGTTAATCAACCTTGGGTTGAATTACCTGACAATCCATTTGGTCAACCAAAAATTAAAGCTAAGGGTGGTGAGGCCATTTGGTTAAACTCATCGTTGGTATTTTTATTTGGTAATCAAAAAGGTGCGGGAACAAACAAGATTACCGCAACCAAAGACAAGAGAAGTGTTAAGTTTGCAATTAGAACAAAAGTTTCTGTTATGAAAAACCACATCAATGGATTGGGTTATGAAGATGGAAAGATAATTGTAACACCACACGGGTTCTTAGCAGGAAAAGAAGCTGCAGAAGAAAAGATATCAATTGAGGTTTACAAAAAAGAATATGCCGACTATTGGAAAAATATTCTTGGAGTTGCATCTTTAGATTTTGATTTAAAAGAAGAAAAAGAGGATTAGTATATTGTTTCACATTATAAATCACAAACGTGATTAAAACATTATTAGTAGACGGAGATAATTTATTTAAGATAGGATTCCACGGAGCAAAGGACGTGTTTAACGACGGAGCTCATGTGGGCGGAGTATTTCACTTTGTGAGTGTACTCCGCAAATTCCTTGACGAACACAACCATGATAAAGTTGTTGTGTTTTGGGATGGTGATTCTAATTCATCCATCAGAAAATCCATATACCCCCAATATAAAGCAAACAGACGACAAGATGATATGAATGAATACAAGTACGAATCGTATTTGTATCAGAAGTCTCGAATCAAACAATATCTTGAAGAGATATTTGTAAGACAGGTCGAAATACATGACAATGAAGCGGATGACCTTATTGCTTATTATTGTAAGATATCTAAAGACGAAAAAATTATTATTTTTTCTGCAGATAAGGACCTTACACAGCTTATCTCAGCGGATGTGACAATCTACTCACCTATCACAAAACAATACTTTAAAAACGGAGATATGATATCTCTGAACAAAGTAGACATACCTCACTACAATGTATTATTAACAAAGATATTCACGGGTGACAAATCCGATAATATCGATGGAATCCAAGGACTTGGAGAAAAAACTTTAGTTAAATTTTTCCCTCAGGTGCAGGAAAAACCTTGTACTGTAGAAGAAATCTTGGATTATGCACGAAATCTCATACAAAATAAACCTTCAAAAACATTTACAAATCTTTTGACAGGTAAAACAAAATCAACTATACTTGGTGAAGAGTTTTACACAAGAAACAAAAAGATAGTTGACCTTACAAACCCTTTAATTACTGACGATGGAAAAGAATTGGTGGAACAGATTTTAACCGACACGATAGACCCTACAGATAGGGGTTACAAAAACTTAATGAGAATGATGATGGAAGATGGTCTTTTTAAATATCTACCCAAGAATGACGAAGCTTGGGTCAACTTCCTCAAACCATTTATGAAATTAACAAGAAAAGAAAAAAGAAACATAACAAACAAAAATTAAATTATGAAAGAGCAAGACAGCACTAAAATGGAATTCCTATTGACGTTGAATGACAACATCGTAGTTCAGAGATTCTTTAACGTTAGAGGGTTCAATCCTGAGGCAAAAAACTCAGTGGAATTGTATTACTTTATGAGACAATTGAAAGAAGAACTTCAGTATCATTTAAAGATGAAAACAATTATCTATATGATTGATAATAAAGATGCAATTGTTAATGACCCCGCAATTCTCGACACTTCATTTACTGAAGGTAGTGAACAATTCAATCTTTATGTTAGAATTGGAGAACAGACAATTTGTCATAGATATTTTGACGGAAAATTATTTCCACCGAAAGTTCGTTATACCGTTGACGTACGACCATTTTTGAAAGACGTTCTCCGTGAACTAACTGACATTTTTTCAGAACAAAAATTAAGTTTTGAATATTTGGGCGTTGACTTAAACAATTAAATATTTAATAAAACAGGGGATTACAAAAACGATATATGAACAAGAATTTTGATTACTTAGGGAATACTTTCCAGATACAACTTTTAAACCAACTTATTGTAGATAAAGAATTTTCAACATCAATTATGGATGTTATTGAAAGTGTTTATTTTGACAATAAGTACTTTAAAATTATCTTGCAAATGACAAAGGAGTATCACTCAAAATATCATTCTACCCCTAACTTTGATACTCTTGAACAAATAGTAAAATCTGAAATTTCACAAGAGTTAGTCGCCAAAATCGTTCTTGACACTATCAAACAAGTAAAAGACGCACCATTTGAAGGAACACAGTTTGTTCAAGAAAAGGCATTGAAGTTTTGTAAACAACAAGAACTTCAGAAGGCTATGGATAAAGCGCAAAAGATTATTACTGAAGGAGACTTTGAATCTTATGACAAAGTTGAGAGTTTGGTTCGTGAAGCGCTTCAAGTTGGTGAGAGAGAGACAGGTATGACCGACATTTTTTCTAACCTTGACACCGTACTTGATGAGGATTTCCGTCATCCAATACCAATAGGTATACCAGGTATTGACAGATTACTTAAAGGAGGTTTGGCAAAAGGAGAAATTGGCGTTATCTTAGCACCCACAGGTGTCGGTAAAACAACTATCCTAACCAAAATTGCGAACACAGCGTTTAATCTTGGATACAATGTACTTCAGATATTTTTTGAAGACAATCCAAAGATAGTACAACGTAAACACTTTACACTTTGGACGGGTATTGAACCTGATAACTTGGTAAAAAACAAAGTAGAGGTAATGGCTAAAATTACTGAAATCCAAGAAACAATGAAGAACGAGTTAATTTTACAAAAACTCCCTTCAGATACTATGACTATGAATCAAATCAAAAATCAAGTCAGAAAAATGATTGCTGACGGGACAAAGATTGATTTGATTCTTTTGGATTACATTGATTGTGTGGTACCTGAAAGTTCAAGTAAAGATGAGTGGAAAGCTGAAGGGTCGGTAATGAGAGGTTTTGAGGCGATGTGTCACGAACTATCATTGGTTGGATGGACCGCAACCCAAGGGAATAGAAGTTCAATATCTTCTGATGTTGTTACTACAGACCAAATGGGTGGTTCTATTAAGAAGGCACAAGTTGGACACGTTATTATTTCTGTTGCGAAAAGTCTACAACAAAAAGAAATGAACTTGGCGACAATAGCAATTACCAAATCACGTATTGGTAAAGATGGGGTTGTGTTTGAGAACTGTAAGTTCAACAACGAACTACTTGAAATAGATACTGAAAGTTCAGTAACTTTCTTAGGTTTTGAAGAACAACAAGAAGAAAGAAAACGTGATAGAGTTAAAGAACTCTTAGAAAAGAGAAAACAAAGAGAAGAACAAAAACAATAATATAAACTAAAAAAAAAAGAAGAATTATGGACGCATCACAAAGGATATTGTCAGATTTAACTGTTTACATGAAGTACGCTAAGTTCGTTCCTGAATTAAACAGACGCGAAACATGGGAAGAATTGGTAACCCGTAATATGGAAATGCATATTAAAAAATACCCGTCATTAAAAAACGAGATCAAAGAAGTGTATGAAATGGTATATGATAAAAAAGTATTGCCGTCAATGAGGTCACTTCAGTTTGGTGGGAAACCAATTGAAATTTCTCCAAATAGAATTTACAACTGCGCTTATCTACCAATAGATCATTTAGATGCGTTTTCAGAATCTATGTTCTTATTATTAGGTGGAACAGGTGTTGGATATTCAGTTCAAAAACATCATGTTGAAAAATTACCTGAAATTAGAAAACCAAATCCAAAATATACAACAAGATTTTTAATTGGAGATTCTATTGAAGGATGGGCAGATGCTATTAAAGTGTTAATGAAATCATATTTTGGTAAGGCATCCTCAACAATATTGTTTGATTATTCTGATGTTAGACCAAAGGGGTCTAGACTTGTAACTTCAGGTGGTAAAGCACCAGGACCTCAACCATTAAAAGATTGTATCTATAAGTTAACAACTATGTTAGAATCAAAAAATGATGGTGAAAAATTAACACCAATTGAGGTTCATGATATGGTTTGTCATATTGCTGACGCTGTGTTGGCAGGTGGAATTAGAAGAGCTGCTCTTATCTCGTTGTTTAGTGCTGATGATCAAGAAATGATATCTTGTAAGTCAGGTTCTTGGTGGGAAAAAAATCCACAAAGAGGTAGAGCAAATAATTCAGCGGCATTAGTTAGACATAAAATTACAAGAGAGTTCTTTATGGATTTATGGAAGCGTGTTGAAGCTTCAGGAGCAGGAGAACCTGGTATCTACTTTACAAACGATAAAGATTGGGGAACAAACCCTTGTTGTGAAATCGCATTGAGACCAAATCAATTCTGTAATTTATGTGAAGTAAATGTTTCTGACATTGAATCACAAGAAGACCTAAACGCTCGTGTTAAAGCTGCCGCGTTCATCGGAACACTTCAGGCGGGTTACACTAACTTCCACTATCTTCGTGATATTTGGAAAAGAACAACTGAGAAAGATGCATTAATTGGTGTATCTATGACAGGTATCGGTTCAGGTATTGTTTTGGGTTATGATATGAAAGAAGCGGCTAAAGTTGTTAAAGAGGAAAACTCAAGAGTTGCGGAATTAATTGGTATTAACAAATCGGCTCGTACTACAACAGTAAAACCTGCAGGAACAACCTCATTAACTTTAGGAACATCATCAGGTATTCATGCCTGGCACAACGATTATTACATCCGTAGAATTCGTGTAGGTAAGAATGAATCAATTTACCATTACTTAATTAATAATCACCCTGAATTGGTTGAAGATGAATTCTTCCGTCCACATGATACTGCGGTTATTTCGGTTCCACAAAAAGCACCTGAAGGTTCAATATTAAGAACTGAAAGTCCGTTTCAACTATTAGAAAGGGTTAAGAAAATCACACAAGAATGGATTAAACCTGGACATAGAAATGGTTCAAATAGTCACAATGTGTCGGCAACAATTAGTTTAAAACCTGAAGATTGGGAATTAGCTGGTGAGTGGTTTTGGAATAATCGTGATTTTTACAACGGTTTATCTGTACTTCCGTATGATAATGGAAGTTATATCCAAGCTCCTTTTACTGATTGTACTAAAGAAGAGTATGAAAAATTATTTTCAAAACTACATTCAATTGACTTATCAAAAGTTATTGAATTGACAGATGAAACAGATTTAAGTGGTGAGTTGGCGTGCGCTGGAGGAGGATGTATTATTACTTAATAGTAATTATCTAATTAATAATAATAATGGGTGTGAAGTCATAAAAAAACTTCACACCTTTGTATTTATATAATATATTACTATATTATGATAATGTACATCTACAAGATAACAAATATAAAAAACAAAAAGTTTTATATTGGTAAAAGTAAAAATGTTGAAAAACGATGGAAACAACATTTGTCGTTGGTTGGAAAAAAAAGACATCCATTATATGATGCAATAAAAAGTTATGGAATTGAAAATTTCAAATTAGAAATTATTGATTGTAATGAAGAAACAATGATAGACGAGTTAGAAAAAAAATGGATATTAGAAACTAATGCAATAAAACTTGGGTATAATATGACTGATGGAGGTACGGGAGGGGATACTTTTTCCAACAAATCTGAAGAATTAAAAAAAATTACAAGAGATAAATTAAGACAAATAATGAAAGACAATAACCCAATGTTTAACCCAATAATCAAACAGAAACTTAAAGAAATACAAAGCGGGGATGATTATAAAAATAAAATGTCGGAAATTGCGAATTCAAGACGTGAGGATTTTAAAGTAAAAGTTAGTAATGGTTTAAAGTTAGCGTTAAAGTCATCTGAATTAAGAAAAAAATGGAGTGAATGTAAGATAGGTGATAAAAATGGGAGGTCATTAGGTACAATAATTGTTACGGATTTAAATGGAAATGAAACTAAATATGAAACAGCAAAAGATGCTGCAAAAAAATTAGTTGTTACCGCCCATTTAATTAGAGAACATTGTAGAAATAAAACCACATTTCAAAGAGGGATATATAAAGGATGGAAATTTAGATTTGATGATAAAAAATACTGAAGATTGGATAAACCAAGAGCGTGTTAAGAAAATTATGATTAGTAATCATGAACCAACTGATTTTTATTTTGAAGATGGTAAAGTAGTTATGACTGAGTCATACCATATTAAGAGAGGTAGTTGTTGCGGGAATGGATGTAAAAATTGTCCTTATTCTCCAATTCACAAAAAAGGAAACACTACTATATTTATAGACAATGGCTAATGGTGTTACATATGGTATAAATTTTCCCTTCAGAGATTCACGAAGAGGTGACTATTTGGAGTTAACTGAATTTCAGTCTCAAGAAATTAAGGCGGCTTTGATACATTTGTTATTAACCAGAAGAGGATCAAGATATTTTTTACCAGAATTTGGTACTAGATTATATGAATTTTTATTTGAACCATTTGACGGATTAACATTTAACGCAATTGAATCTGACATTAGGGATGCAATTGAAAACTTTATGCCAAATCTATTGGTTAATAGTTTAAGTATTACTCCTGCAGACCCACAAGAAGAGGTGGATATTGCGACAGGACAAAACTTGATTGGGACCAGTGAATCATCAATATATAGATTTCCGGGTAAGGGTACTTCAGAATACACAGCAAAAATAAGAATAGATTACTCAACTAATGGGGCGACATTTGGTCAGAGTGATTTTGTAATTATCAATATTTAAATAAGATGGCGAATAACAGAATATCATATACTAGTAGAGATTATCAGTCAATAAGAACGGAACTTTTAAATTACGCAAAAACTTACTATCCTGATTTAATTCAAGATTTTAATGACGCCTCAGTGTTTACTGTTTTCCTTGATTTAAATGCTGCGGTTGCGGATAACTTGCATTATAATATTGATAGAAGTATTCAAGAAACCGTTTTACAGTATGCTCAACAAAGGTCTTCAATTTACAACATTGCAAGAACATACGGGTTAAAATTACCAGGTCAAAGACCATCAGTATCATTAGTTGATTTCTCAATTACGGTTCCTGCCTTTGGTGATAAAGAAGATGAAAGATATCTTGGAACTTTATCAAGAGGTTCTCAAGTTGTTGGAGCTGGTATTGTATTTGAAAATGTTTATGATGTTGATTTTGCGTCACCCTACAACGCTCAAGGATTTCCAAACAGATTAAAAATTCCAAACTTTAACGCTAATAACATATTAATTAATTATACAATTACAAAAAGAGAACTTGTTGTTAATGGTATCACTAAAGTGTTTAAAAGAGTAATTGGGGCAAATGATGTTAAACCATTTTTTGAATTATTTTTACCCGAAAAAAACGTCTTAGGTGTTACAAGTGTGTTATTAAAAAATGGAACTAGCTATACCAACGTACCAACAACAGCGGAATTTTTAGGTTTAGATAATAGATGGTATGAGGTGGATGCTTTGGCTGAAGACAGAGTGTTTGTTGAAGACCCTACAAAAGTGTCTGACCAACCTGGTATTAAAGTTGGTAGGTACATTCAAACACAAGATAGATTTATTACTGAATACACACCCGAAGGATTCAAAAAGATGACATTTGGTGGGGGTACAAATACCGCTCAAGACCAATTAAACCAATTTACAACATTAGGTGCCACATTAGATTTACAAAGATATAGTAATAACCTTTCGTTAGGTGCAACACTAACACCAAATTCAACTTTATTTATTCAATATAGAGTTGGTGGAGGTTTGGCAACAAACTTAGGAACAAATGTAATTAACTCTATTGGTACCGTATCATTCTTTGTAAATGGTCCTTCCGAAACTACAAACTCATCGGTGGTTAATTCACTGAGGTGTGTTAACGTAACCGCAGCTGTTGGCGGAGCAGGTATACCATCACTTGAAGAGATTCGAAACTATGTTTCATTTAACTTTGCAGCACAAAAAAGAGCGGTAACAGTTCAAGATTATGAATCATTAATTAGAAACATGCCAGCCCAATTTGGTGCACCTGCAAAAGTATCTATCACGGAAAATGATAATAAAATATTAATTCAAATATTGTCATATGATACTTCAGGTAAATTAACCAATATTGTTTCAAACACATTAAGACAAAATATTGCGAATTATTTATCAAACTATAGGATGATGAATGATTATATTTCTATCTTTAGTGCAGAAGTAATTGATTTAAGTATGGACATTTCAATTGTTTTAGATTCCGCACAAAATTCAGGTCAAGTAATTTCAAGTGTCGTTGATAAACTATCGGCGTACTTTAATCCTCAAACAAGACAATTAGGACAAAATGTTTATTTATCTGAAGTTAGGAGTTTAATTCAAAATACTAATGGAGTATTAACAGTTGCTAATATTGATGTTTTCAATGAAGTTGGAGGACAATATTCTTCAGCTGAAACTTCTATGGTTTATGCAAACGAAGAAACAAAATTAATATTACCAGTTGACGACACAATATTTGCACAACCATCACAGGTTTATCAAATCAGATACCCAAATAGAGACATTAGAGTTTCGGTTAAAAACTTCCAATCAGTAACTTTTTCATAACAAGTTTATTTTATTTTTCTTTAGTTTATTATTTAGTAGTGTGGATGTCTTTAAAAATTCCGCATAAACTATTTATAAATTAAAGTAACTTGATGGGCCAATCGTATAGAATAAGAACGGAGTTAGGAATTAGTAAAACAATTAACATTCAACTTGATCAAGAGTTTGAATTTTTAGAAATTTTATCATTAAAACTCCAACAAGAAGATATCTACACAAAAAGTTGTGCGGAATATGGTGTTGTTGTTGGTAGAGTTACCGCAAATAACGGTTTTGGATTACCAAACGCCAGAGTTTCAATTTTTATACCTATTGAATCTGTAGATGAATCAAATCCAATAATTTCTAGTATATACCCTTACAAATCGCCAAATGACAAAAACGAAGATGGTTATAGGTATAACTTACTTCCATATGAACAATCATATTCCGCACATGCTGCCACAGGGACATTACCAACAAGATTAGATGTTTTAACAGGTAGTACCGCAATTGAAATATACGACAAATATTATAAATTTACGGTAAAAACAAACGAGAGTGGAGATTACATGATAATGGGGGTACCTCAAGGTAACCGTACATTAGTTATGGATGTTGATTTATCGGACATAGGTGAATTTTCATTAACACCACAAGATTTAATACGAATGGGACTTGCTAGTGAGGCTCAAGTTGCTGGTAATAGATTTAGAACATCAACGGACTTAACTTCTTTACCTCAAATTATTAATATAGTTAAAGATTTAGAAGTGTCGCCACTTTGGGGAGACCCTGAATTGTGTGATATTGCGGTTAACCGAGTTGACTTTGATTTAAGGGACGAAGCAAATATTGATATCCAACCCACATCGACATTTATGGGGTCAATCTATTCGACTGCGGATAATTTTAGGATAAAAAAGAATGGTAAACCTCGTGATAATATGGGCAATCTATGTTCATTAACGTCAGGTCCAGGCCAAATCATTGCAATAAGACAAACAATTTTTCAAGATTCTATTGGTAATCCAGTGTTAGAATCATATCAATTGGAACAATCAGGTAATATTATCGATGGTAACGGTGTTTGGTTAACTGAATTACCAATGAACTTAGATTATTACATTACAAATGAGTTTGGTGAAAAAGTATTGTCAAACGACCCAACTTTAGGTATACCAACCAAAGCCAAATATAGATTTAAAATTAAGTGGCAACAACCAGCAACATTAACTGAACAAGTAAGAAGACCATATTATTTGGTGCCTAATGTTAAAGAATATGGTTGGTCAAATATTGATTCTGACCCAAATATTGATCCTAAACCAAATGTTAATCCACCACCTAACCAATTAAAAAGTTCTTATTATTTTGGATTAGATTGGAGTGGATATACTAATGGATTTAGTACAACAACATCACCATCAAAACCAATTTCAGATTATACCAATAGACTAAATGAAGTTATTGATTGTGAAGACACTTTTTATGAATTTCAATATAATAGAGTTTATACGGTATCAGGATTAATTGATGAGTTTAAAAATGGAGGTAGAGGTAGATTTATAGGTATTAAAGAAATTGATAGTCAAGAGTGTGATAGTAGTGTAAATAAATTTCCTGTAAATGAAGGGTTTAGGAATTTTGATTTATTGTATTTTATTTTTGCAATACTATTTCAAGTCATCCAAATTATTGGAACACCGTTATTAATTGTTTATCATTTTGTAGCGTTTCTTTGGAATAATTTTGCGGTTCCAATCATAGGATTACTTGCTACAATTGCTTTCAAAAACAGTGTTCAAGAAGGTGCCTTAGCAATTGCAATGGGTATTGCAGCCACAGGTTCTTTTGGTGCGACATTAGTTGCAATTGGACCTTTTATAATTAAGGCGGTATTGTGGGCGGCATTGGGAGTTGCAATTTTAGTGTTGGGATTAAAGATTAAATCATACAAATTTGGTAGGTTTAACTTGCCAATGATAACATATCCTGATTGTCAAGCGTGTGAATGTGACCCAGAAACAACAGCACCTGGTTCAGAAGATGGGACAAGTGAATCAATTCCATCTGAAGGATTAATAACACAATTATCAAACAATATATCGTATTATGAATCTATTGAAACAGGATTTTTAAAGGTTGGATTTAGTGATACAAATGCACAAATTAATGCCATTATGTATTCACAAGCTGTATCAGGAATTGGTGGTTATAATAACAACCCACAACTTTTTAAATTACCACAATCTCAAGTCACAACAGTTGAAAATGGTGGTAAATATTATGCATATAGTATTACGTTACCACCAGGAGAAAGGGTTAATATCTACAACACCCGAAAAAAATATTTTGATGATGTTAACAAAATAAAAGTTACATTTAACTACCCTAGTAATGGTGGATATGATGTACCTCAATATCACTATGATAATACTTTAACTGTTTTATCAACACAAGATTTACAACCAGGAACATTATTAAGTTTTGTTAACCCAAGTAGAACAACTGATAAAAATTATTTGTGGACAGGATCGACAACTATTGGTGGAGTAACTTTAAATGGTATTAATGGTGTTATTAAAAATGAACCATTTGTAGCCCGTACTTATTGGGCGACTACTCAAACAACAGAATCATTTACTGATTATAGTATACCAAGTGGAGATTCACAATGTTTTTTAAGTTTAACTTTAGATATTCAAACTTCAGGTACAACAACTTATTTAGATTGTGTCGGTGTTAAATATACAACCACGGCAACAACAATAGGACCACATGTTATATCAAACTCAAATGGTATTGATATAAGTTCTATTGGTGGTAGTGCAACTTACAATAATGCAAATATAATAAAAGGACAATCTTGTCAAAGATACATTTATCCGTCAGATATAGAGTATTATCAAGTGTTAACCGCAATAACTATAACAACTTCTGTTGTTGCGGGAGTAACGTATTATTCTTTACCTAATCTTGGTAGTGGACCTAGTTTTTGGCAAGAATTAAATTTACCAAATATGGGTTATCTATTAACCGAAGTGGATGGTAAAGGATGGGTTTTTGATGTAACAAAAAGTATATCACCTCCATCAAACCCATTTAACTTCCCAACATCTGGTTTTACTAATTTTGATCAACAAAAAGTTTTAATTTTACAAAGAGGTGTTGACCCATATTCACCTAAGTTACCAAATAGATATGGTATTGGCCAAATTATGGGCCATAGTAATCCTGATGCTGTGGTTATTACAGGTATGACAAGAATGAATATTCCAATTCAAAAACTAACAGGTTCTACAACCTCAGTTCAAAAACACAACAATCAAAACAACATCTATTCTACATCATATTTTTATACACCAGGTATTACAAGTTCACCTTTATTCCCTAATGCTTCAACAACACCTGGATTGCAATTTTCATCGTACACAACAAGTAATGTTGGATATTATGGGGCTTTAGATTCTAGCTTTACACCACTTTCAAATAAAATAACAACAAACGTTGGACAACAATATTACAGTAATGGTACTATTACATTTGAAGGTACTTCAACCAATTATGGTGTTAGTTCTTTTAGTTGGGGTAATACTAACGGTGTTAAATCAGTACCAAATAATTTATATTTTCAAACTGGAGGATATACTGAATCTGAAGATTTATCAGGTGCCGCCTATATATTTAGAGGGGGGTTTTCAAGCTTTCTTGCTAGTGGTGAATTTAGATTTTTTTTAGAACCAAATAGTCCTTTTACACTATACTTCAGTCCAATATTATATCCGTCTTTAACTGGAACCACTCAACTTAGTATTTCAGAATCTTCTAAAGTGATTATGAGAACTGATAGATTACCGTCATCTGATTTTATTGATAATGAGGATAATTTAAATGGTAGTGTTAGTTTGTTACAACAAAATCTTGGATTTGCGATATACAATATTGATGAGGGTTTAGAAACTTTTGTTTCACCTGGATTTTCAACAGGTGCAGAACAGACAACTGCGGATATTGGAGGACAAATTGCGGAAGGAAATGTTTTAAGAACTTTAAATACGTGTGAGAACATGGTTGGACTTAATTGTTATAGTGGTAATGGTGTTAATTTTGGTGTAAAATCGGGATGTCAGGCTTCAGATAGTGTGGAAAATGGTTGTTATGTTCTGATGACAAAACCATTAATTAGTTTAAGTAATGATTTAAAGGCATTTGCTGAATGGGGGTATAGGTTTAGATTTTTTTATGGTCTATGTAGAGGAGTATTGGCTCAAACGTTTACAAATAATTGGGTGAATGGTTCTTTATATACATTCCCTATTCAAGTAGATACGTTTTTTGGTCCCGACAATAAACCATTATATCCTGAGTTTGCAAGACAACTTGCTTATTTTGATCGTGATACAAGTAATTTCTACTATAGAAGTTCACCATACCTATTAACTTCATCACCAACAACCACAAGATTTATTGGCAGTCCTACAGGAGATTTAATAAAACCTGTAAACCAACGAAATTTATTATTCCCAACAACAATTGTTAATTTAGGGATTAAAGATGATTTTTATCAAGAAATAATATTTGACCCGTCGGCTAAGGCATATATAATGAAAAGTTTACAACCAACAAGTTATTCAGACACATCTGATTTAGTTAATTTGTTTGTTATTAGTAGGATAACTGATAGTGGGTTTTTGTCTAACATATTATCAGGATTAAATGGTAGTTTAAATAAATTATTTACAAGGAGTGAATTAAGAATTGATGGTGATTTAGCTCAAAGTATGTCAATTAATTCAGAATATGGTGTTATACCATTTTCACCTGAATATTATAGTGTTTATGGTGCGACTACTGACCCTGTCGTTATTTTAGGGTCTTTAGATAACCCGACAATGGGAATTTTCTTTTCATCTACCACAGTAGATTTACAAAATAAAGATTTTTTAACTCCAGGTATAATTGATTTTAGACCATCAAATGAGGCAAACGCAATAACTTATCCATATGGAATTAAGTCTCAATATGTCCCATTTTATCAATGGCAACTAAACCAAGGAAGCTCTACTTCAATATTTGGGAGTGAAAAAAATAATTGGAAGACAAATGAAAGTTCAAATATAAATAATTCTGGAATTTTTAAATACAGGTATCAATCTTTAAGTAGAAGAAACACTGGTTATCCGAGTTATTTTAGCGGACCTAATGTTGCTCTTGGTGACATATATCAAAGAGGATATATTTTTAATGTCAACTCAAGTGGTCAATATTCATATGACGCTTCACCATATACACCTATTTTCTTAGTTGGAGCCCCAAACCATTTTTACTTTGGATTAATAAATGGTGAAACTGCGTTAGATAAATTTAAAACAAAATACTCTATTGATGAATAAGTATACAATAATACCAAGTAGTCAACAATATAAGTCTGCACCATTTGTTGACCAAGAAATATCTTTATCTTTAGAAGAACAAAGTCAACAAATTACTGAGTATGATAGAAGTCAAAGTATTAGTCTTGCTCAAATTTACGATAATGAAAGACAAAGTTGTACAATCTTTAGACCAACATTTAAAGTTAATTATTTGTATGCAAACACTTATGTTGGTACAACAAATTATGTGCCTTTCTTAAATAAATTATACTATGTTAATCCAGAACAATCTATTGTTAATAACATATGGAAAGGGTTTCCACAATATTATGAATTTGATTTTTATAGACCTGACGTGACCGACCAACATATTAGGTATCAATCAAAAAGTGCTTACACCTATAATTGGACATATTATGTTAGTTATGCTTATCAAAACAATTATAGTAAACAATTATTGTATGATTTAGATGGAACTAGTTTAACTTGGATAGCATCACAAGGAATTCCATTTTTTATTCAAAACTCTGTTCAAAATGGAAATAATGTAATATCATTTCAATGTATATCTCCACACGGATTAAGTGTTGGTGAATATGTTGAATTATCTTTTAATTATAATAATATAAATTTATTTCAAGTGTATTCGTTAGGTAACGGATTACTTGGTAGTGACACGCATATATTCAATATATATAATGTTGGTTATACGGGGGCGACATTTGCAAATAAAGTAACTGGCACGTTTAGAAGAGTTATTAATTCTGACAATATTGAAGAAACTAAATCAAAATATTACGTTAGAGAACATAAAATTATAACCAATCTTGATGATTGTGTAATGACCAAAAACGGATTTGAAAAAAATGTTTTTAACGAAGAAAGAAAGTTTGAATATAGTTCAATTACTCCAAATAAAGTTTCAAGAGTTTCTCAAAAGACCAGTAGTAATTCATATAATATCACAGTAAAATATGATTTAGATTTAAATAATATTTTGGATAACCAAAAACGTCCTGTTAGTGAATTATTTTTAACAATAATAAATAAAGGATATACAGGATACTTTAACAAACCTACTAATGGTGTTGGATTAAAACAAGGTTGGGAATTCAATTTAACTAAGAGTTCTAATTTTTGGTGGGATGACACTAATTTGGGTTCAAATACAAATATCTTAACATCAGGATATACATTAACTAGTGGTGCAACTAAAACATTTTATTACAATCAAAATTTAATGTCAGGGGATACCATTGATGGTGATTTCTGTGAATGGAATGATTATGAACAATTGGAAAGAGTTGTTTCACCTTATTATCATAAATTAAAATATAATCAAGATGTGTTTCAAACAACACAAACTCCTACCACAAACGCACCAGGATTTTATTATGAACCACATACTCCAATGACAATTAGAGTATTTTCTGACTATGTTGAAACAGGTGACCTACAATTTATTGATGGTATACCAAGTTATGCGTATTTTTCAAATTCAGACCAAGAATTTAGGTGGAGAGATTTATATGGTTATGGGTTTATTGATAATTTAGATAGAGGTGTTGATTATCCTTTTTTAAATTTTGCGCAATATCCATTTAAAAATGTCCAATTCAGGTTAATACCTGAGGGAATAAACTACAACTCTGAATTATTTGGAGTTTCTTTCTCTGTTAAACCTTTGATAGATGGATGTGAATAAAATACAAATAACTCAAGATGGGTTAATTAACAAAGAGTTAGTTATTCCAATCCAATTAACGTGGGACTACTTAGGTTTAGACCAAAGTATTGACGAATACGAGGCAAATATAATTAAAGAAGTTACTGGTACATATGGTGACTTTGAGGTTACAAGATTTGCTCACGCACCTATTGCGATTTCAGATCCATATTCTAATAACGATTTTGAAATTACGGACATTCAATATGAATTTAATTTCTTTTCAGGTGGTTCGTTAAGTGCATCTACGAGTTGGAGAAACAATTACATTTCAGAAGGTTTTACTCCACAAGAAATATATTATTACACAAACAATTTTACTAATTCGTTTTTTAAATTGGACTTATATGATAATGTTGATGAAAAACGTCAAACAAATTATATAACAATTATAATCCCAACCCAACAAGGGTTAACTATGGATGCAATAATGCAAAGGACACCAGTTAAAATTAAAAAACCATATTTTGTTTTAGATTATGTTGGAGATAAAGAAGGATTTTTTATTTATTGGTTAAAGAAAAGAAACTTTTTGAACGTAAGAACTTTTTTTATGACTGCAAAATTTTATGATGCAAAAAATGGGTATTTTACCAAAATGATGAACATGCCACAATCATCAATTGTTGGTGATAAGTTTACTTTTGATAGTTCGCAATATTTCTATTATAGGCTCGAATTAGATTATGAAAAACAAAATTACCAAGTGTTTAACATGAATCCAACACAAACGTTATATAGTAATTTGGGTGGTAGAGCGGGAGCAACAATACCCATAAAATGGTACGAATATGTTAATCCAAGATAATGGAAGATTTTTATAAAATAATTGTATCACCAGAAACAATACTTGGGGATTTATTTTTGGTAAACCTAAGTGGGCAGAATGTTAATAATACTTACACAGGTGAAACTGTTGGGGTGTATTCTGCCATGACACAAGTCGTTAGTTCGGGACCAAATGGTAGTTCGTTATTAACTGGATTAACAGTTCCAATCTTAATTAGACAAACCGCAGTTGATGTTGGATATTATAGTCCATTTGACGGGGCGGTTCTACAAAAAGATGTCGTAGCCAATTTTATATTTTCATCAACAACTGAGAACCCATATGTTTATAACATTTACAACACCTCAAGTGAGTTTCAAAAATTCCTTGATTTGTCGTCATATAGAGTGGATTGGGGAGACGGGTCTCCAAAACAAACAATAACTACCTATACACCAAATTCATTAAGTCATAGTTACCCAACTGCAAATACACAATATAATATTTCGTTAGAACAAACAAATCCATGGGGTATAACTAGAGTAACTAAAACGATTACAACACCATATTCAAATGTTATTATAAATAATCCTAATGGTGAGGCGTTTTTTATTCCTGCAGGTGGTAATTGGGTGGGAACTCCTGTTAGTTATGATTACATATTTTCAGGTGACGCAGTAAATGAAGTATCTGCACAAACATCAATTAACTATGTTAGTATACCATATACTGTTTCAGGATTAACTAAATCAAGTATAACTGATTTGGCATTATACGGTTCCGTAAAATATATGGTAAACACACCTGTTATTAAAAATGGCCAAATATGGGGGGCAATAACAGATATGAATCCTGTTTTTACTGCATATACTATTAATGATGTAAATTATTACGACTATTCTGATGGAACAACAATATTTTTTGAACCATCTTCAGGATTTACTGAAAATAATTTAACTCAAACACCAATAACAAAAGACGAGGTTTTACTTAAAGTTATTGACCAGGCACAGATACAAACCAATCTCTTTATTGAGAGAGGAAAGAATTCAGCATATGAAAGAATTCAAAGAATGGGAGAGGTTGATAATCTTGGAGACATGATTAACTACGGATATGGATTCTATCGGGTGGTTAAAAAGAATTAAAAATAAAAAAAGTAATAAAGTATTTATAGAATATGGAAATGAAAGTTTGTAAGAAATGTTTAATTGAAAAACCGTTAAATGAGTTTTACATTAAAAGAACAGAATGTATTGTATGCGCTAAAGAATATCGCAAACTATCATATAAAAAAAACCCTGATAGACAAAAAGAACGAAGTAAGTTAAGAAACTTAAATGACCCTAACTATGCCAAGAATTATCAAAAAAATAATAGAGAAAAAGTAAATAATACTGCTAAAAAATGGAGGGATGAAAACCCTGATAAATCTGTAGAGTGTGTTCTTAGATGGAGAAGTAATCATAAAAAAAAATACAATCAATACCAAAAATTATATCGAACCAATAATGATTTAGTTAAATTAAGTTCTAATATTAGGAATAGAATTAATAAATATTTAAAAATTAATAGAGTAAGTAAAAAAAATACAACTTTTGAAATTGTTGGGTGTTCTCCACAATTCCTTAAGGGATATTTAGAAAACCAATTTGTTGATGGTATGACTTGGGAGAATAGGGGTGAATGGCATATTGACCACATAATCCCATTATCTTCTACAAAAACAGAAGAGGAATTTTACAAATTGTGTCATTATACAAATCTTCAACCACTATGGGCGGAAGAAAATATGAAAAAAAGTAATAAACTAATTTTAAACTAAAAAAAATATGGCGATCGGTTCGTACGGTACTATAAGGCCGAGTGATGTCTCACCTGAAGATGTCCAAATCATACTCAATTATACACCATCAAGAGATGTTACAGATAACTTTATCTTAACAGAACTTGACGCACAAACATTATTAAAACCATATTTCAATAATACGGAGACAGGCGGAAACGCAAATGTTGAGGTTTTAGGTGGATTATATAACTTAACATTACCTGCAGAACAATTTAATGCGCTTGGGATTTACACTTTATACTTAAGACCTGCTCAAATTAGAACCAGAATTACAGATTGTGGTGTATTAAGTGCATTACCAAACGTTAAGGGTATCATCATTGATATTTCAAACGTACCAGTACAATTTCAAAATAAATTTGTACCACAAGGATTGGTTGGATTTAGAATTGAATATTTAAATGCCGACGGGTCAAAAATACCTAATTTCTTTAGAGTTGTTACTTCATCATTCTTCTGTGAACCAGTTGTTACGAATGAAATTAATACAACCCAAAAATCTATAAGATATAGATATGTTGATGGTAGTTCAAATTTAATATTTTTAACACTATCACCATCATCATCACCAACAAACAAGCCAAATGCAACACCGTTTATTGGCCAACCAAACCAAAATATCATAATTAGTAATACTTTTTTTAATCCTGTTACATTAGAGGTTGAGATGGTTGAGTATGATATTTCGTCTCTTGCAATTGCTCTTTACGGTAATCAAACCAAATCTATTGATGACGGTATCTATACAATTTACGATTCTGAAAATAACATTTACAGACAATACAACTTGTATGAAATTAGAGACCAATTTAACGCATTACTTTATGAGGTTAGACAAAGTAGAGGAAATAATATTGATTTTAGTAAAAACTTTACAACAATAACAACTTAATGGCGGTAGAAACTAAAAATACTAAATTTTTTTATCCCCCTAGACCAGGTAGTGGTGCGGGTACCTTCTCTGACAACATTGTAGGATTACAAACTGTTGAGGGAGGAGGACTTACGCAAGGTAACTTTGAGTTTACTACGGGTGTAACAGAAAAGGTTAATAGAACCTTTAATGTTGGGGCTTTCTCTGAACCAATGTCTTTGGACATGATGGGTATTGAAAATTTAGAGGAAAGCAGAAGAATTATGGCAACCCAATTTAGGGTTTATCCAAATTACGACATTTCTCAAGTTTTAAATTTTTCAATGTATGGTTCATTGTCTAAAAGATTTAGTGTGTCTATCACAAAAATCATTAATTATTTTCCTGCATCATTAGATGTGGAGTTTAATAATGATGATTATACGACGGGTAATACTGCTTATGACATCGCATACGACCTTCAAAATGATGAAACATATTTTAAAGTAAACGTTTCTCGAATTAACAACCCGTTTGATATTGATTATTCGATTAGTGCTGCCACTAACCTATCAATTAGAGAATTAGAAGTATCTCCCTATAGAAACTTATATAACACTTATTTAGATTATTGTGTTAGTATTAATGACAATATTTTTAACCTACTTGCGTTTGTTCCGTCAGAAACTTTATCCTCAGGGTATATAGAATTTTTTGTGTCAGGGGATCCTTTTGGTACTACAGCAACCACTAGCAATGATGACTTTCAAATTAGACCAAACGATTTTATTGTCGATAAAGTTTTTCAAGAAACATTTGATGAGGTTGAAAAGTTTTTAGTTAATAGATTGGTGAGACCAGAATATACTGCGGTATTTCAAGTACCGCAACAAAATGAATTTGGCCAAACATACACAGAATATAAACAAGTTACTTGGCCAAAACAAGGTCCTTGGAATTTAGACATTCGTTCATTTTTGTTTGACAGATATCTTGAAGAAATTCAATCAATTGCAGTTAACTTAGATTCGTTCAAAACTAATTTAATTTCAAGATTTTTAATTACGGATTCGTTAAAAGAGTTTGACACTTTAGGACAAAAAGTTGAAAAAATATTTCAAATTTATGGTAGAAGTTTTGACCAAATAAAACAATTTATTGATGGGTTGGCGTATATGAATTCGGTTAATTATAACCCTTCAAATGATATACCTTCTGAGTTGTTAGTTAATTTATCAAGAACGTTGGGATGGTCGTCAAATTTTTCACCAATCACCAACGAAGACTTCTTAAGTTCAGTATTCGGTAATACATCAACTCCGACATATCCAGGATATGCCAGAGCTCTTACACCGACTGAATTAAACTATGCTTATTATAGAAATTTAATTCTTAACGCTTCATACCTTTTTAAATCAAAAGGAACTAGAAGGTCTGTTGAATTTTTATTGAGATTAGTTGGAGCACCTGATTCGTTAATAGAATACAACGAATACATTTATTTGGCGGACCAAAGAATTAATCTTGACCAATTTGATACTCAATGGGCTAGTATTTCTGGCGGAACATATGTTAATGATGTTCCCGCGTATTTACCGAGTGAAACATTTAAAATTAAGGGACAATTATATACCGCATTTACATCAACTGCAACATATGAAGATGTTAGTATTAATTTAACGGATTATCCAATTGACGCTGAAGGTTATCCTAAAGCACCTGCAAATACGGAAACGTTCTTTTTTCAAATTGGTTCTGGTTGGTATGAAACAACACCACAACATAGAAGTCCTGATCAAGTGCAAATCACAGGAAATGTCTTTACAGGTCAAAATTTTAATATTCAGACTCAATTAACACCTTTCACTTATGGTCAAACTTATCTTAACAGATATAGAGATTTTCCATATATGAATGAAGGGTTTAAATTACAAAAAGTTGTTGATAATAATAAATCTTGGTTATCTGATGATGATAGAATTAGAGTTTCAACCCAAGGGGATTACAATGCCTATTATTTTGTGGATAATGAGAAATTGGTATTAAACGTTAAGAATGTTGATATATTTTTAAATCCAGCTCAGGGTATCGTATATGATGTTTGGAATCAATCGGTTCAATATGATTATCCAATTCCTGAATCAGGTTTAACTGTTGGTTATCCTGTTCCTGGTGGGGTTGATTGGACTTACATTAATCCTGAACCAAAGAAAAAAACATTCTTTGAATTTTCTCAAACTTTTTGGGAGAACATGATTAACACAAGAAACAGACAATATATTACAGATGGTAAAACAGGTGGATATCCGACATTACAATCAATATTTTGGAAATACATTGAATCTGAACAAACTGTTGGGTTACCAAACAACAAATATACTTACCAAAAATTAATTGATTATGTTGATGGTATTGGTCCTTATTGGACTAAGTTAGTTGAACAAATGGTTCCTGCAACAACAATTTGGAATGGAGGGGTTAGATTAGAAAACTCAATCTTTAATAAACAAAAGTTTGTTTATAGAAGACAAAGAGGATGTCAATTTATTCCAGTCCCTGTTGACCCATGTTTTATTATCTCAAATATATTTGATTATACATGTAATACCGAATATGCGGATTTTAACGTTTATCCATGGTTTAATGGAGATGTTACGGTATCAAACTTTAGTAGTATTTTAGGTAATAGAATTAATAATATGTTATCTCAAAGTGGATTAACGCTTAATCAATGTTATGAAAATTCAGTATTAACAGATTGGTTTGTTGATTTAACAATCAATAACGAAGAAATAATTAAAGAGTCCTTTTATACTGGTTACGGTATTACTGATGTACCAACTAACACACAATGGAGAAATGCTTTAATAAATTATTTACCTCAATTATATAATTATGGGTATACATATTACTTAAATGGTAATACATTAACAATAACAAATTTAACGTGTTTAACTCAGAATATAGTGGATACTGTTTCGTTAAACGTTGGAATAAACATTAGTATTAACTGTACAGAATAATGGCGGCATATGAATATAATATATCAATAACAGGGGATTGTCAAAATACAAATTCTGGCGCAATTTATTTGACTTTAACTGGTGGTACTCCACCATATACGGTTGAATGGGTTGACCCAAATTTAGGTGCCGATGTTGTCATAGATATGATACCATCAATTAGAACATCATTAAGTGCTGATACATATGCGGTCAGAGTTAATGACAGTACGCTACCGACTAACCAAGAATTTTATATTAATATACCTGTATCGTCAGGTGTTTGTGCAACTATACTTGGAGTACAAGGGACAACATGTTCTTTAAATAACGGTTCGGTAACTGGAAGTTCTTCTTCAGATTATTCTAGTACTAATTTTTATTTATATACTTCTAACGACATATATATAACGTCGGCAATTACAAGTGTAAATCAAGTTATTTTTGGCACTTTGAGTGCGGGAACCTACTACATGGAAGTGGTTGATTTAGGTGGATGTACAGGGTATAGCCAAAATTTTATAGTTGAGGATTCAGATACTTTGGATTTTGGTTTATATGCGGTACCAAATTCTAGTTGTGGTGGAGTACCTATAGGTAAAATTACAATAACAGGAGTGACAGGTACGCCACCATATACATATAATTGGTCTACAAGTGCAACTGGAACAACTGTAACGGGGTTAACTTCGGGTACTTATTCTGTTTCGGTCACAGATTCATATGGGTGTGTTACCACAAAAAGTGCAACAATTGTTGATGTTAATCCTGTTGGATTAGGTTCTTTTACTGCAATACAACCAAGTTGTTTTGCTGCTGATGGTTCTTTTACAATACAAATTACTGGAGGAACTGCACCTTATTATTATTCCGCGTCAACTGGAAGTGTTCAAATTCAATATGGTACTTCTTTTACTGTTTCAGGTTTATCTCCTGGAGACTACTCAGTTCAAGTGACTGATGCCGCGTTATGTTCATTTGTTGCAGGAACTGTATTAACGTCACCACAAGGGATTACCTCAGTTAACATTAATTCTGTGGGTTCAACTTGTTCTAGCGACGGTGGTTCAATACAAATTTCAGTTTTTGGTGGAACAACACCATACATTTACACCTTAATATATCCTAACGGTAACACAACAAATGTCACCAACACTTTAACCACTCAAATATTTTCAAATTTAGCTAGTGGAACGTATAGTGTTGCAGTACAAGATGCCGCGGGGTGTTCGTATATAGATGAAATTACTTTATTTGCAACAAACACATATACAATCTCAACCGAAGTTACAAGTACAACTTGTAATCAAGACAATGGTTCAATCTTAGTTACAAGAACTGAAGGTGGGGCAGCACCTTATGATTATTCTTTGGATGGTATTCAAAATGTAATTGATACTACACTATCTGCAGTTACGTTTACAAACGTTGCTTCAGGGCAACATACAATAACGGTTACAGATGCTACAGGATGTACACAAACAACTCAAGTGTATGTTAATGAAAGTGTGCCATTAGATTTTACGTTATATAGTACTTCTTGTGGCGAAGGTTCTGATGGAACATTAACGGCTTTAATCTCAACTGGCACACCACCATTTACGTTTGATTGGTCAAGTAATGTTCAAACTAATCCACAACAAATTCAAGTTACAGGGTTAACTGCTGGTACATACAGTTTAACTGTTGTTGATAGTATTGGTTGTTCTTTAACTAGAAGTACATTAATTGATTGTCAAGGTCTTTATGTTTCATACCAAACTTATGTTATGGGTGGTGAACAGTTCAACATCCAATCACAAACAAAGTACGGTTTACTTCAAATGTTAAATGAAGGTTTTGATGATTTGACTAACGATAAAGTTAGTTGTGATTTATTATCTGCGGTATTTGGTGTTAAAGTTTCTGTTAATCCAATGGGGTTAACAACCAATCAAAACTTTTTTACAGGAACAACTTTGGTTAACGCTCCAAGTGACAATCTTTATTATGATACGGTTAAAAATTTATTATTAACAATTCCTGGTGTTGGTGGTGTAACTATTGATGCATTTAATAATCAAATAACAGTTAGTACTGACCCAAATAATACAACATTAAACGGGCAAGAAATTGTGGTTGAATTAACTATAGTTTACGATATTATGTGTTTGTCGTGTGATTAAAATATAAGAAATGGTACAAATAAGAATAACAGAAATATCAGGTGGAACTTACCCAATCAATGTCTTTCTTGCGGATGTTTATGGTAACAATCAAACTTTTCTTGGGACGATAGATCCAGGACCAGTTCCTCCCGCACAAAAATATAATTCAACTATTCCTTCAATTTTTGAAACCGCACCAGAGGTTATGTTATTGTTAGTAGATGATAATAATTGTAGTGTCTTTAAAATTCTTGATTGTACATTTGGTTGTGCCTTTGAAATAACCATTGAAATGGCGTCTTGTATTGTAGATATGACTATACAAGAATCTAACTGTATTTTTAACATAATCTCAACCGAAATATAATAATTTAGTTTTTTATTAAAAACTAACAATCAAATATTATATCTGTGGTATTTATTTAATAAAACTGCGGATGACTACATACACTATTCTTGTTACTAATATTGCAGCAGGTTGTAATAATGAAATTGAACAACAACTTACATTAAGCGCCTGTACTTCATATATAGTAAGACTTACGTCTAACTCAAATGCTTTAGGGCCATTTAACGTTTATCTTGATGACGTAATATATTATTCAGCACAAACAAGAACAGAAATGTTAAATGGTGTTGTGGTGAATATACAATGTGAAACACCAACACCTACACCAACACCAACGATTACTCCGACAAATCAAACTCCAACACCAACTCCGTCAAGTGTTACGCCAACTCCAACACCAACAAATACTGAAACACCAACTAACACACCAACAAGTACATTAACTCCAACACCAACATTAACTCCAACACCAACCAATGTTCCATTTAGGGCTTACATATTTCCAGAACCACAAGACAGTACATCTCAATTTGATATAGGTACTTTTACATCTGGTTTAGGTGGTAATTTTAATGGATTTAGTAATAATATTGGACCTGCGGGTGGTGCAACATATGCTGCTGACATGGCAATATACGCTCAATATCCAGGATGGAGCGGTTCAAGTGGTAACTTTATTACAAATGTTTCATTAATATCTAATGCAATTAGACAAGACTCAGGAACAGGCACTGATTCTCAAGGATGTCCCCAAAATCAATATACATTTGGTAGTATTGGGGTAACAACATCTACAGTTAATCCTTCAGTTCAGTATGTGTATACAGTTTGGGTTCCATTAACGGGTGTTGGTGGTACATTTAATAATATGACGTTAGATGTTGGTACAGGTGCCGCTTGTTCAACATCAATTATTAACAATGGTATTCCTGATTCTGGAAATGCGGCAATAAATGTCGTGGTACCAAGTGGTTGTGCAATTCCTTCAGGAACTTACAGAATTTTATGGATGAATGAACTTTATTATGTACCTAATACATTACCATTAGGTACGACACTTTGGATTAAAGGAGATACAAAAACACCTTAAAGTATAAAAAAATATAAAAAATATAGAATATGTCATTTGAATATAAAAATCCTTTATCGCCAGCACAATTAGGTGGAACACAAAGTGTTGCTAGAACTGTCCCATTTGGAACTAATTTTTCGGTATTAAATGTAGGGGGTTACATGGAGGTTTATTATTTAAGAGACCTTGAATTAATTCTTACCGCTACAACATACCCATCACAAATTCAATTATCCGCTAATACAATACCAATTAACTTTACTAAAGGTACTGGTTCGGTATTTTCACCTGATGGTATAAGTTTAAATTCGGACAACATTTCTACAGGTAGGAGAAGATTGGGTATGCAAGTTTATGTTCAAGAAACCGATACCGTTTATCAATACACAATACCTAATTATGAATTTTTGTGGAATTCATTGTCAGGACTTACAGGTAATTCAGCAAAAACTCAAACAGAATATTCAACTACGGTTAATAATCGTTCTCAAGCGGGTAGAGATTTCATTAACGCTTGGACTGGTTCGACAATTGAAGGGTATAATGATACAAGAGAAAATGCTCGATGGAGAATATTTTATGGTACAGATACTCAAATTACAGGTGGAACTTATTATTCTGGGACATCTCAATTAGATTTATTTAATAATACTGGTGGTACAATAACAATTACAGGTTTAACCGCACCAATTACAGGTGGAACTTATGATGGTGGTAACCAAACTTTAACTCTAACCAATTCTCTTGGTGAGGATATTCAAGTAACTGGATTTACATCAGGTGGAGGAGGTAGTCCTCTTAGTGTTGGAGATGGTACAACAACTGTTGCCAATGTCACAGGTATGACATTTTCAGGTGCTTCAGTTATTGATAATGGAAACGGAAATGTAATTATTGAATTTACGGGTGGAACGGGAACATCAGGAACTAGTGGTACTTCAGGTTTAAGTGGAGTTGATGGTACATCAGGTTCATCAGGAACTAGCGGTACGGATGGAACTAGCGGTTCTTCAGGAACTTCAGGATCAAGTGGTACGGATGGAACTAGCGGTTCTTCAGGTACTTCAGGTTCTTCAGGAACAGATGGTACATCAGGTTCAAGCGGTATAGATGGAACTAGTGGAAGCTCAGGTACAGATGGTTCTTCAGGAACTTCAGGATCAAGT